GTAGACGGATGCGCACCGGCTTCATAAGCCGAGGAGGAAGGATCGATACCTTCTATCACCACCAGATAGTTTTGTTCGGGAATAGTGTAATGGTAACACTACAGACTTTGACTCTGTCATTCTAGGTTCGAGCCCTAGTTCCCGTGCCAGTTATTCAAAATATTGTATGTCAAGATCAAGTGGTTGATCCCAGTTGACCCAGGAGAGAGTGCCAGCTTCGCGATCACTTTGAATCTGATCCAGTACTGTGGTTACATCGTATCCAGGTTGACTCAGTTCAATAGTGCGGTATAACTGTTTTTGTAAGTAAACATCAATGTGCATGAATTATTTAGCCCGTTAGCTCAATGGTAGAGCACTCGACTGATAATCGAGCGACCCAGGATCGTTACCCGGACAGGCTACCAAATGTCTAGACATTGTGTGAAAAATGTTGTATAATAAGTACTCAACGCGGGGTTCGTATAGTGGTAATACCTTAGCCTTCCAAGCTAAAGCGAGGAGTTCGATTCTCCTACCCCGCTCCACTCAAGGATTAATATCATGGACATGGATCAAGCGGCAGTATTTCTAGCCGGTAGTGTATTGACAGCACTGGGTTTTATTGTTGTAGTAATCGGTCTTGTTGTGATCAACAACATCATTGCTCGTTACTGGCGACCCGTTAGAATCTTTACCGAAGACAGTTGGGTAGGACTTGGTGGCAACGCAAGATTTGAAGAACCGCCGGGGGTAGAAAAGTCACAAGAACCTCCACTGACCAAGAAATAAAAACAACGGAGTATAGCACAGCCTGGCAGTGCGCCTGGTTTGGGACCAGGAGGTCGTAAGTTCGAATCTTACTATTCCGACCAATATATAGCGGTGGCAGAGTGGTCAAATGCAAGGGATTGCAAATCCCTAAAATCGTGAGTTCGAATCTCACCCGCTATTCCAAGTTTAGAAAAAGTGTGTTAAAAACTCATTGACGATGGGCCCAACTATCAGGGACCTTATTAGATCCAGCGCCGCTGAACGGGCGCAAGCCGCGGTAGACTGCCAGTCACAGTCGTGTTATGTTGCTGGAGGGATGGGAGCTACCCGAAAGGATGTTCCGTACCCTTAAACATCGGATAGTACTTTTTCTAATTCAACATGGAAGATGATGCAGCGGGGTTGGTCCTGCGACTGGCCTTGAAAACCAGGTTCTCAGAGATGGGATGGGGTTCGACTCCTCCGTCTTCCGCCATATAAGTACTAGAACAAGGAGACCATCATGGCACAAGTCACAGCAAAAACACCCGCAGAAAAAATGGCGGTATATCAAAACAAAATCACACTGGAGCGATTGATTTGCGACAACATCTACCACAAACGAGTGTTTGAAAATGCCACGTGGTTGAGTGTTCGCAAGGAAAACGAACAGCGCAGGTTTCTCATTAGAGAAGATGCGTTGACACGTATAGAATAATGCATCCTTAGCTCAGGGGTAGAGCGTCTCCTTTACACGGAGAGGGTCCGCGGTTCGAAACCGTGAGGATGTACCATTATGCCTCTTTAGCTGATGTGGTCATAGCACCGGATTGAAAATCCGGGGAACCAGGGTCGGAACCTGGAGGAGGCACCATTTTAACTTGACATTATGGTACAGTACATATATAATTGTACCATGTACAAGGAACAACAATGAGTAGAATAGACAAACCAGGATGTTATCCGTTGACTGTGTGGGACAACGAAGTTCCGCAGGAAATGATGCAAGAAGTTTATGACTTTCTCATGAACAGTGAATATTGTGTGAACTTTTACGATCAGAGTCACAGCAATTACTATCCAAAAACAAAGACTTATCATATTCCGCGAACACATCCGGCGGCAGTTCGTTTGCCATTGGCCTGGGATGAGCAGAGCACAGAACATCGTGCCAATGTTGCCTGGAAGCTCTGGGTGCATCTACAGAAAATACTAAACAACGAATACACCATCCAAGGTGCCAAAGAAGGCATGCCAAACTACATGTTGGGCATTAGTCCGTTGAGTAGTTTTGACAAACCTGACGGCACTCCGGGCAAGCCCAATTGCGCCTGGAGAGTGTTTGGTGATGGACAAGAACATGAACTGCGGGCACATACCAAGGCCATTCACAGTGACAGCATTGACATGGATGACGACACATTGTACACCTTGGTGTATTTTGCCAACCTAGAGTGGTACCCACAATACTACGGTGAAACGTTGTTTCATAGTAATGTGCCAATGAACGGTGACTACACCCGAAAGTTCGAGGACGACCAAAGCCGTGAATTTCCCATTGGTGAAGTGGAAAATGTTGTTGCACCAAATCCCGGTAGGGTAATGTTGTTTGACAGCAGATATCTGCACCAAATCAAAAGTGTGGCCACTTATGGTCCAGAAAATTTACACGGTCTAGTGTTCAGGATCAAGAAGAACGGTCCGGGACTGCAAAAAGCAGATCAGGTTTGAACTCTTTCACTTGCGGTGCAAGCAAGGGATCAGCAGTAAACTCACGTGCTGTGGTAGCATAAGTTCTTGGCACATACGGCTGTGTACCAGACATTTGGTATAGAGTTTGCATGGCGTCGTCAGTTGTAATCATAATCATATTTATTGCCCCGGTGGTGTAATGGTAGCCACGCTGGTCTTAGAAGCCAGTGCCGAAAGGCGTGTCGGTTCGAGTCCGACCTGGGGCACCAACATGCGAGAGTGATGGAATGGTATACATAGGAGATTTAAAATCTCCCGTCGAAAGGCATACGGGTTCGAGTCCCGTCTCTCGCACCAATTGCCCCGGTAGACAAATTGGCAAAGTCGTCTCTCTCAAAAGGAGAAATTCAAATGCGGGTTCGACTCCCGCCCGGGGTACCATTAATAAAACTGCAACAGTTTCCGAGTTAAATAGAAAGACGATGATGAAAAAACTAGACATCAATCAAGTGGCAGAGTTTATACGGGCTCAAACGCCCGAAACAAAAATCTATCTTGGTTGCGATAGCGAGCGTGTGAAGATTGACGGTGCATGGCATGCTGACTATGTGCTGGCCATTGTGGTACACATCAACGGCAACAATGGTTGCAAGTTGTTTGGTGAAGTGCAACGCGAGCGTGACTACGATCAACGAGCATCACGGCCTGCACTACGTTTAATGACTGAAGTATACAAAGTAAGTGAGCTATACTTGAAGCTGGCAGAAGTGCTAGAAGGACGTGAAGTTGAAGTTCACTTGGACATCAACCCAGACGAGATGCATGGTTCAAGCTGTGTTATCAGCCAAGCAATTGGTTATATCAAAGGTGTATGTAATGTTATACCTTTTGTCAAGCCCGATGCGTTTGCGGCCAGTTATGCCGCAGATAGATTCAAGAGTTTAGCAGCGTAAGCTATTGCGGAATTAGTTTAGGGGTAAAACGCGACCTTGCCAAGGTCATGTCACCAGTTCGATTCTGGTATTCCGCTCCAAAATACGGCCCTGCCCGCTGACACGTTGCCTCTTTTAATGTGGCGTGTTACGGCAGGGTTTTTCTATGAGCTCTTGTAGTACAAAGGCAGTACAATACATTGGTAATGTATAGACGCTGGATCGTTACCAGCCTGGAGCACCATATTCGGCCTTTAGTTCAATGGATAGAATTCTGGGCTTCGAACCCGGAGATGGGAGTTCGATCCTCTCAGGGCCGGCCAAGCATAAATATCTACAATACCCCAAAGGAGATTGATATGGCAAAAACAACAGTGATATGGACGTACTCAACCGCAGAGTATACTCAATCAGTTACAGATGAATTAGACGTGAACAACACCACATTAACGCAGGAACTTGATGCAAAGGCCTCGGAGTTGGGCCACCTAGGAGGGTCTGTTCCAGGAACGTTGACAGTTGAGGAAGATATTCCAAATCAGAAAGTTAAGCATATCCGTACAAGAGAATGGCCTACCCAAGAGGCTGCGGAACAATGGGTAACATTTGTGTTGTCAAAAGGCGCAGAGTCAGCCGTTGTTGTTGAAGAATGACTTCCGGTACCAAGTTCTACAAAATAAAACTAATAAACAGATTACTAGAGCACACTCACCGAGTGCGGAGCCAATTACTAGATGAGCTCGCTACAAATGCAACTGATCCAGTTGTGTTTAATCGAAGACTCAGAATGTTACGCCATGTTAACTCTTACGAAAGTCAACTTGTGCAAAAAATTCAAAACTTTGACACCGACAATGTTAAAGACCTAGTCAACTTTGACGTTGATAGTGGCATTAAAAATGTTGTCCACCGTAGTGCATGAAACCACTGTTATCTTTAATCAATCCTGAATATTTTTACCGCATACTAGACTGGCAACACAAGCCTTACCAACTGGTAGGTAGTCTTGCCAAGGTTCAAGGATTCGATCATTACAACAACCTAATCAATCTCAATAGTTTGTTCTCTACCTTCCCAGCAGGTGATCCTGTGGATCGTACAGAAACTGTGACTGGACCTTTTGCGTTTTCAGTACAGCGACCTTGGCAAGCTCTGCAAGTCAAACAAATCTTTGACGAAGTCATAGCACAAAGAGTCGACAACTACATCGGCACAGGAGAAAAACTAAACCTGTGCTGGAGTGGCGGAATTGACTCAACCTGTTTGGTAGCAGGATTCTTAAAGCATGCCACACACCTAGATCAATTGCGTGTGTTGTACACTCCGTTTAGTGTGTACGAAAATCGTGAGTTTTTTGAATACTTAGAAAAAAACTATCCCACACTAGAAATGTTAGACATCAGTGGCGATGTGTATTTAGAAACAGTGTTTGATGGTATCATGATCAACGGCCACGGTGGCGACGAGTTCACGGCCAGTCTTGACGAAACATTCTTTGATGCAGTAGGCTATCAAGGCTTGTACCGGCCATGGCAAAGTCTAATAACCGATTCGACACTACAAGAATTTTGTACAGAATACTTTGCACTATCACAACGTCCTATTGACACTGTGTTAGAAGCACGATGGTGGTTCTATGCGGCAACCAAAAGCCAAGTCTTTTGCCCACGTGACAGTGTATTCACAACAACTGCCAGTACCAGTGCATTCTTTGACTTCCAAGGTTTTGAAGATTATATGTGGCATAACACGGATCAAATCATGGCCAACGAGAACTATGCATCTTACAAACAGTTTATGAAACAATACATACACCGTTTCTATCCCAATGACGACTATCTCAAACTTGCTAGAAAAGTAAACAGTCCTCAGTTCTCATGGTATACACGCAAGAAGACAGAACTACTGGGGCAACAATGGATTGCATATCTAAGTGATGGCACTGTTATACGCACCCCCAATTTGCCGTTGTTCAGCAAACGTGAATTTGAAAACACCTACGGAGACAGCCTTGAGTATCTATTCAAATATCATTGACGGCAAAACTCCCTATGTTAAAACAGCCGTGTTGGAAATAGAATTTGGTGGCACAGCCAACGACCCTGCAATAGAGATATCTATTGTGGTTGACAACAAAGTAATGCTAACAAAAACATTATCAACAGACATTACTAAATTTGAATGCAATATTCCTGACAGCAACAAAACAACTGAACACGAGCTTCGAATTGAGTTGCACGGTAATCCCACTGGTGCCAGGTTACACATACGTAGTATTCAAATCGAAGGCCTATGCATGCGACTCACCATGGAAGACTCTGGCAACTGCTGGTTTGGAGAAGAACAAGCGGTACCATCCGAGTACATGGGCCAAGTAGGTTACCAAAGCCTACGGTTCACCACCCCAATCTATCCTTGGCTCCTGGCCAACGAGCGTAAAGATACTTACTATTACCCCCATTAAAAAATACAATGGTAAAATGCCTTGACATAGGCACCTCCTATACTATATAATAGTGTTGTCTACAAGGAGGAAATATGACACAATCTGTAAAAGGTACACTTACCGAACAAAACTTGAAAGCGGCATTTGCCGGAGAAAGTCAGGCCAATCGCCGTTATTTGTATTTTGCAAACATGGCTGACGTAGCCGGAGACAATGACGTTTCGGCCCTGTTTCGTAGCACAGCCGAAGGCGAAACAGGTCACGCACATGGTCACATGGAGTATTTGATTGATGGTGGTTCAGGAGATCCTGCCACAGGCATGGCAGCCAAGACCACTGCTGAAGCATTGGAATCAGCCATACACGGAGAGACACACGAGTACACCGATATGTACCCTGGCATGGCAAAGACAGCCCGTGATGAAGGGCTGGATGAAATTGCTGACTGGTTTGAAACCCTGGCCAAAGCCGAACGTTCACATGCCAACCGCTTTACCAAAGCCTTGACTGCTCACAAAGAAGCACAATAAGGACTGATATGGAATACGTATGCACTGTATGTGGACATGTCCACAATGAAGAGACAGAGGGCAAGTTTGAAGATTTGCCAAAATATTATAACTGTCCAGAGTGTGGTTGCGGTAAAGAAGAATATCAGCCATTATAACTTGACAATGATGTAGGACTATGTTATAATAGTTCTACATTATTACACAGGTGTATATGAGCAACGATCTAGCCAAATTTATAAACTCAAAACGACGCCACAAAACAGATGTGGCAATATCAAGACAAATCAAAATTGCCAAAAGCCATGCAACATATAACCAACGTAACATCAAACAAAAACATAGACTGGCCAAGCGCCATGCCATGGATTGTGGGAATCCACAATGTTACCTGTGTGGGAATCCACGCAAGACACACAAAGACAAACTGACCCAACAAGAAAAGCGATTGTTCCAAAACGTGGAAGTAATTCGCGACACACATTCAAACGGATTAACAACAAAGGACCAAGATGAATAACGTACAAACTAGACAAGATGAACTGGCATATGAAGCAACCCTGGGGCTTAGTAATGAGGCCGCAGTTGCCGCAGTAGAGAATCGATATGACCTAGTACTAATTGGTGCTCGTCGTGCTAGAGAACTTGGCCGCGGAGACAAACCAAAAATTGATGGTCCCAAGCATGGTGCAGTAGTTACAGCTCTTAAAGAAATTGAGCTTGGACTTGTTGGTCGAGATTATTTGTACAAGCAGTTGGACATTGAACCAAGACGTCGCTACAAGGACCATGGCAGCTTCTGATCAGCCAAACTCAGCCAAGGGTCGAGACAGTTTTGATGTTACCACTGGCAACACCCTGGTACATTTTTTTAACCGTAATGTAACACCTTACGCCACCAGTACACTGGGTCCTACATTTGATCTAGTGCCTGTTGAGAAACAAAAGGACTTGATGATCAACCATGCCAGGATGTATGCTCAGCAAGAGTATGATCGCATTATGGAACTGGTCACGGTACTAGAAAAACAAGCACAAGATATCAAACGCAGACTTGATGTTACTGATGCAGTATATGCCGCAGAATACAATTTTCAAATTGTCATGGGCAATTGCTACTGGTTGGTATGGCACAAAAGGCATGAGAAAAATCTGTTGGTACTCACTGGTCCTGCGGATTGGAACACTGGCGTGCCAGAAGATTACCAGTACATAATGCAGGTAAAATACATGGGCGATCACACCTGGCAAGAAGTAATACTTTCTACTGATTGACCAAAATCTCTTTTTGTGCTATAATTGAGTATTAGAAGGAGAACAGCATGCCTTGGATTGAAAACATAGCCGCAATTGACGTGACCAAAAGTCATCACCATGCCGCTGGTGAAAACTCCATGCTGATCAGCATCACAGACCCTGCTGGTTGGCGTCCCGAAGCCATGCACAAGTTTAAACAGCGCCATGACTTTGAGTTCCTGGATGCAGACGATGGCTTTCCCGAAGAGTGTTTGATCAGCGATGCACAGGCACAAGAAATTGTGCGCCTGTTGCAACATGCAATGGAGAACCGCATGAATGTGGTTGTGCATTGTACCGCAGGCCTGTGCCGGTCAGGTGCTGTGGCCGAAGTTGGTATTATGATGGGATTTGATGATACAGAGCGTACTCGTATTCCCAACATTCGTGTCAAGCACCGCATGATGAAGGTGTTGGGTTGGACCTACGATGCCAACGAAAAGCCAGACGATGCGGCCTGGCGTAGAATGAACTTAGACTATTAAG